GGTCGAGCAGCCCCCATGGACTCGACAGCTTCCAGCCAGTTTTTCCAGGCTTGCCGTCGTTCTCACGGAGCTTGGCTTCCATGCGCAGCGCGAACGCTGCCACCTCGGGCCGGACGTCGAGCAGGACCCCGCTGTTACTTTCCGTCTGTGGCATCCATAACCTCCTTGGTCGCGACTATGCGGTCGGATACACGTCCGCTCATTCCGCAGGTGCCTCCGGACCGTCCGGCGTGCCGTCGTCCTTCGCTGCAGAAAGCAAGCTACTTGCTGGCACGACGGTGTCTATCCCGAGTGCGTCGAGCGTATCGACGAACGTGGCTCCGCTGGTCTGCGCGTCCTGCCGGAGTTGTTGCCGGCACGTGGCACACGCGAGATTCTGAAAAGCCACCGCGCCGCAAGCGGGGCTGGCCTCGCTGTTGAGCCATTGAATGCCTTCGAGATCGTCCGCTGGTAGTAGTCCAGGCTCTTCCGTTGCTTCTGGTGATGCAACGTCCTGTGTGTGACGATCAGATCAACGATGGCCTGCTCTGCTAATGAATACTCTGCACCGAACATAGCCAGCGCCATGTCGTAGCCGCTCTGGCTCTGATCCTTCAGGTCGTGCCGCTGCCGGAGCCAGGTGTTCTTGAAACGCATATCCTCGCGACAGTACGCGCCGATCTTCTCAGCCGGGTATTGAACGGTTGTGTCGATTGTGAGCGCTACATCCTTGAAACGGCTCGCCCATTCCGCTGCTGCCTGCTGCGCCGCGGTGGCGTCCGGAATCCCAAAGCCGTCCAGGATCTCATCGAAGTCGCCAGGCTCGTATCGGATCTCCGTGGTGATGCTGCTCGAGAAGGCTGTCGACGTGAAGCCCAGCTTCGGGATGCGAGAGACGGTGGAGAGGACGGTCGAGACGGGTTTCGCCGCAGCGTTCCGCGACGCTGCCGAGCAGGCGATGGCGACGGCGCGGTGATTCTGACAGGCAAAATCGAAGCTCGACCATGCTGAAAAGTGGCACGATTGACACGGTACTAAAGTTTTCGTGTCCAGCTAAGTCATTGCATATCAGAGGCTTACGGGTCCTCCCTGGGCGCGGCGAACCCGCCGGTGCCGGAGCGCGCGGGAAACGCCCAGCGACGGGTCAAATTCTGGAGTTGCATGGGGAGTTGCATGGGTTGCAGGGGTTGCATGTGCGGTCGCACCCCATCCGATCGGTTTCATGCGTTTAAGCGCCGTTTCGATCTCGAAATCGCTCGGTGTCAGCCGCCAGGCGGTGGACAAGGCGGTGAAAAAAGGCCGGATCGACCCGAGCAAGCCGCTTGATCAGATCCGGATCGATTGGGAGCGCAACGCGGATCCGTTGCAGCGCGCCCGGCGCATGGGCTCGACCGCAGCTCCGCCTGCGCCGGTGCAACAGATTCGCCAGCCGGCGCCTGCGCCGGCTGCTCGCCGGGCAGTGGAAGACGACTCTGAAGGCGGTGGGCCTGCCAGGCTGGGCGGCCTTAGCAAGTTCGACCTGGAGATGCGCGACCTGGCCGTCAGGCTCAAGCTGCGCCAGGTCGCGCTGCGCGAGAAAGAGGGCGCGCTGGTCCGTGCAGACGAGGTCCGTGCAGCCTGGTCTGCTCTGGTGCTGAACGCGAAGTCACGGCTGTTGCAGTTAGGCGACGAGCTATCGGATGCGCTGGCGTGCTCCCAGGATCGGGTTCACTGCAAGCAGCTCATCGATGACAAGGTGCACGAGATCTTGAACGAGCTCGCCCGGTACAAGCCTGAAGAATGAAGGTCGAGGATGTAATCACTGGTGTCGCGAAGCTGTGGGCTCCGCCACCGCGCCAGACGGTTTGCGAGTGGGCGCAAGAGAACTTCATCGTCACCACCGGCGCAAACAAAGGGCGCTTCCGGCCGGCTCCGTATCAGGTCGAACCGATTAACGCGATCGGCGACCCGGCGATCAACGAGATCGTGATCATGTCCGCGACGCAGTTGCTGAAGACCATCACGATCCTGGTCGGCATCAGCTACGTCATCGCACGCGACCCCGACCCGATCATGGTCGTGATGCCGCGCGACTCGGACGTCGGTAAGTTTTCGAAGTTCCGGCTGGCGCCGATGCTGCGCGAGATGCCAGCGTTGCGTGGGCTGGTCTCGGATCCCAAGTCGCGTAACTCCTCGACGACGATCGACACGAAGGATTTCCCGGGCGGCCCGTTGATCATGACCGCCGCGGGCTCGCCGGCGAACCTGGCGGCCTACGCGATCCGGTACCTGTTCTGCGATGAGGTCGACAAGTATCCCAAGTCCTCGGGCGGTGAAGGTAACCCGATCGACGTGGCGAACAAGCGCACGGCGACGTTCCGCGGCCGGCGCAAGCGGATTCAGACCTGCTCGCCGACCATCGCTCGCGAGTCGCAAATCGCCGCGGCGTACGCGGAGACGGACCAGCGCAAGTTCTGGGTGCCGTGCCCGGTCTGTGGCAAAGCGCAGGTCCTGGCATGGCGCCAGGTCAAGTTCGAGAAGAAGTCCGACGATCTGAAGAAGCGTGCCGCGACGGCGCAGTACGCCTGCGAGCACTGCGGTGCGCTGTGGAACGACGTCCAGCGCTGGGCTGCGGTCGAGCGTGGCGTGTGGCGCGCGGACCGGCCATTTACCGGCGCGGCGGGCTTCTGGATCAGCGAGCTGTACTCGTCTTTCAAACCGCTCCGGGAACTGGTCTGGGACTTCCTGAAGGCGAAAGACAGCCCGGAACGCCTGAAGGTATTTGTGAATACGAGTTTGGCCGAGGTCTGGGATGTGCCGGGCATGGCGCCGGACTGGAAGCGGCTGTATGACCGTCGGGAAGACTACGCCTACGGCAAGGTACCGCGCGGCGCGTCTTTCCTCACTGCGTTTGTGGACGTTCAGGAGAATCCGCCGCGACTCGAGGTCGAGGTAAAGGCCTGGGGCAAGAACGGCGGGGAGAACTGGTCGATCTGGTATGAAGTGATCGCTCCGGAACGGCCGGGCCCGGGCGGGCGCCCAGTGCGCTGCACGCCGGCGGATCCGGAACCGTGGGAACGCCTGGCCGAGTTGCTCACCATGGACTGGCCCCACGCGGACGGCGGCACACTGCCGATCTGGGTGTGCGGTGTGGACTCCGGTTACATGGCGGACACGGTCTATTCGTTCTGCCGGCAGTGGGCGCAGCCAGCCTACGGACCGGCCGGAGCGGTTGTGCCGTCCTACCGGACGGTCGTGCCGACCAAGGGTGGCCACAACCCGTTCAAAATCATCGAGAACATCTCGTCAATCGATCAATCGAAACTCCGCGGCGGCTTGCGGATCGTAACGATCGGGACGCACTGCGTGAAACAGGTTGTGTACGACTCGTTGGGCAAGGATAAGCCTCTCGACGAACAGCCGTTCCCCAAGGGCTACTCGCACCACCCCAGCGCCTATGACGAGACGTACTTCCATGGGCTGACCGCCGAGACCAGGATTGTCACGGAGGCCGGGGCCATCGAGTGGCACGTGACCGGCCGCAACGAACCGCTGGACACGGCGGTCGGTAACCGGGCGATGTACGAGTTGTGCGGCGGCCAGCGGTTGAGCGATGCGGCCTGGGAAGCGCTTGAGGAGCAACGGCAGCAGTCTGCCGCGCCGGTGGTACTCCCGGGGCAAGCCGCGGCGCGCGTCCATGACCAGCGCGAAGAGAGCCGCACGGTGCGGCCGAAGTGGATGAGTTAAGCGATGACCTACACCCAACAGGATCTGGACCGGATCGACAAGGAGATCGGTAGCGGCGCAGCGGAGCAGCAGCATGGCGACAACCGGGTACGCAAACGCTCGCTCTCGGAGTTGTTGCGCATCCGCGCCGAAATCCAGGCGGCGTTGGCTGCACCGGATCCACCGATCCGCCAGGTGCGCATCAACACGGCGAAGGGAGTTTAACGATGGCAGTGAAGAAACAGGCAAAGAAGCCGGCGCAGGAGCCGGTGCAGCATGCACGGCAGCCGGAGCGAGAGCCGGAGTTGCGCGGTCCTATGCCGGATGACGCACCCCGGCCGGTCGTGCCGGCGCGCGCTGCGCGCATCACGCCGCAGGTCGCGCTCGAGGCGTTGCTGCTGAGCTGGCTGTGCCTCAGAGACTTCGCGATGTGGCCCTTTGTTCAGGGCGTCGACACGGACGAGCCACTTGCGCCTGTGGACCTGTCGGAGGTCGAGAACACGGTACGCCAGATGAACACGATGCGCGATGCTGCGTTGCACTTTGCGCAGCAGATCGCCGGTAAGAACGATCCGGCGGCCGTCGTGCGGGACGCTATCGCCAAGGTCCGCCGTGACCATGCGCCCGTTTTCTCGATGACCGTTCCCAGTATTCCTTCCGCTTTCTAAGCGACCAGGTCGCACACTATGGCCAAAGCCGCGCTGTTCACCGACGTCTACCGCTCCGATGTGAGTGCACCTGCGCGTAGTGTGCCTTCCCTGGCTGCTGAGTATCAGGGCGGTTCCGGTGGCAGCGCGCTGCCCTTTTACGACGCCTCCGGCTGGGGGCGCCGCACGCACGGCTGGAACCCGGGCAACGCCGGTCCGAACACCATCGGCATCCAGACCATCGAGACGCTCCGCTCTCGAGCGCGCTTCACCTCGCGCAACGACCCGTGGGCGAGCAACGGGATCGCCTCGTTTGCCGCGAACGCGATCGGGACCGGCATCAAGCCGCAGTCCATGCACCCCGACAAGACGGTCAAGCAGAAGATCCAGAGTGCCTGGTTGCGCTGGACCGACCAGTGCGACGCGCATAACGCCTGCGATTTCTATGGGCTGCAGACACTGTTGTGCAGGGAAGTGATCGAGGGCGGCGAGTGCTTTGCGCGTCTGCGCCCGCGCCGCAAAGACAGCGGCCTGCGCGTTCCGCTTCAGATTCAACTCCTGGAATCCGAGCTGCTGCCGACCTGGTACAACATCGATCGCCCGAACGGCAACAAGGTGCGCGCCGGCGTCGAGCTGAATAAGGAACTCGCGCCGGCCGGCTTCTGGTTCTTAAAGCAGCACCCGGGCGACACCATCATCTGGCCGAACAATGCAGGCTTGCTCCTGCGCGTGGCGAGTCAGAACGTAGCGCACGTGTTTCAGTCGCTGCGCACCGGCCAACTCCGCGGCGTGCCGTGGCTCGCGCCGGTGTTGCTGCGTATCCACGAGCTGAATCAGTTCGAAGACGCGGAACTGGTCAAGCAGAAGGTCGCTGCCATGTTCGTGGCGGTCGTCAAGCAGATGACGGGCCAGGGCATGTTCAACGAGGTACCTGGCACGCCCGGTACAACGCCGATCGTGCCGCCCGGCGTGGGCACGGCCGTGATGGAGCCGGGCACGACGCAGTACCTACGGATGAACGAGGACATTACGTTCTCGAAACCACCGGAGTTCAATTCCCTGCCCGAGTTCATGCGCGTCTACCTGCGCTCGATCGCGGCGGGCCTCGGTGTTACCTACGAGCAGTTGACCGGCGATCTGACGGGTGTCAATTACTCGAGCATCCGTGCCGGCCTGATTGAATTCTGGCGGCGCTGCGAGCAGTTCCAGCACCAGGTCATCATCTTCCGCTTTTGCCGACCGATCTGGGATGCCTGGCTCCGCACGGCGCTGATTTCCGGCGAGCTCGACTATTCCGACTACGCCAAGGACCCGCTGTCGTTCACCAGCGTCAAGTGGGTGCCGCCAGTGCGGCAGTGGGTCGATCCGGCCAAAGAGATCGGCGCCACGCTGGATGCGATCCGCGGCGGCCTGGGCTCTCGGGACACGTCTGCGAGTGCGCAGGGCTTCGATGTGGAGGAGATCGACAGCGAGAACGCCCGCGACCAGGAACGCGCAGACAATCTGGGTTTGGTTTACGACTCCAATGCAAGGGACCGCTCCGCCGCGGGCATGCCCACGGGCGAAAGTCCGGCGCGCCCGGGCCAGAAGAAGAAGGGCGTGCGTAGCGCGACACCAGCGCAACGGCTCGCGCTCGCTACGCCGGCCGGGCTCTACGCGGTGCTTGAAGAGATCGTGAGCTTGGAACTCGACCGGAGGGCAGCGTAATGGCAGTAGAACATCTCCAATGCGCTGGCCTGACGGGCGTTGCCATGCGCGTATTCAACCAGCCGCTGGCTATCGCCGGCGACAAGCTGGACATCATTGTCCGCAACGTCGTGCTGCCGCGCCTCGGCGGGGACGTGGACGCCGCGCTCGTGGTCGACCAGGACAAGAGTGATCGCAAGCCCTACTCTGTAACGCCCGAGGGCGTCGCGCTGATCGATGTCGGCGGGACGCTGGTGCGTAAGTCTTTCGGGCTGCGTCCGTGGAGCGGCATGACCAGCTACGAGTGGCTGGGCGGAGAGCTCGCCACGGCGCTCGCGGATCCGGATGTGCGCGGGCTGTTACTGCTTTGCGATTCACCGGGCGGTGAGGTGGCCGGCCTGTACGACGTCGTCGACGAGTTCTACGCGGCGCGCGGCCAGAAGCCGATCTTCGCATCCATCTGTGAGCAGGCCTGCTCGGCGGCATATGCCATTGCCAGCGCAGCCGACAAGATCTACATCACGCGAACTGGCGCGGCGGGCTCGGTGGGCATTGTAATGTGCCACGCCGATCAGTCGGACTACGACAAGCAGCAGGGCTTCAAGTACGAGTACATGTACTTTGGCGAGCACAAGATCGACGGCAATCCGCACCAGCCGTTGAGCGACAGTGCCCGTGCATCTGCCATGGCCGAGGGACGCCGGTGCTACGGAATGCTCACGCAGGCGGTGGCGCGCAATCGCGGGATGACACTCAAGGCGGTCAAAGCGACTGAGGCTGGCGTGTTCTTCGCCGAACAGGCGATCAGCGCTGGTTTGGTGGATGAGATGGGAACGACCGATGTGGCCTATGCAGCGCTGGTCGACGAGATCGCCCAGCAGGCAGCCGGAGACACGGCGGATTTCGAGGGCGAATCTCAGCGCGCTGCTGAATTCGCGATGGCACAGGTTTCGGAAGCGGGAGCGTCCGCTCCGAGTTCGACGAAGGGAGACACGATGACCAGACCGAAAGTGGCGGGCGCAACGACATCGCCCGCAGCCGGGAAGACTCACGACGACGACGAGCCGAAGGGCGCCAAGGCCGGCAAAGGCGCGCCGGCGGCCGACGACGACGAAGGCGACGACGACGACGAGATCGACGCTTGCGGACGTTGTTGATGATACCTTCCGCAATGGCATTCCGCGACAGCTTGCCCTTTTCATTCAGCTTCCGCGCGATCGCGTCGTGGATCCCAGTCTTGATGATCAGCTCGGTCAGCGACATCTCGCCCAACGCACCCAGGTCCGAGGCCGGGTCTGGGCGGCGCTGTTGCCGGTCGCCCCAGCGACTTCCTGGAAGCCCTGTTCGAGCGCGGCGATGGTGGACATGACGGT